GAATTCCCGTTGCCGATTCAATTGTCTTTGATTGAAAAAATTGCCGAAGTTATTAGCCCGTCTTACAAGGAAAGTCGGGGAAACTGATTGGCTCGTTAAGGACTCAGGTGGAATGCGCCATGATCTTTAACGGGCATACTCACGATACTTTGGCCCAAATTGATGAAGTCAGTATGTCGCAAATTATGACGATGTATGCTGACGGTGTTGTAGGCAATTTTCAAATTTTGACAGTTCTTGGTCAATTGACTGCTGGTGTGTTTAACTACATTCGACCAGCTAATAGTCCAGACTATAAACTTGCCAAAATACTAGGTGTTGCCTATGATTACATCATTCCCCCGGCTAGTCCAGAAATGAAAAAACAAGCTGCAAATGATGCGCTTAAAGCCTTTATGATGTCTGCGCCGGGATACAACGAGAACTTGTTTAAGGCTCAAAATGGCTAATTTTATTGGAAGACTTGGGGTCTTGTTGGGCTTGGACAGCGCAGAATTCCAAAAGGGAATTCAGCAAGCCAGCAAGCAACTTGATGTATTTGTTGAGAAAGCAAAAACAACATCAATTGTTGGTGCTACTGCTTTTGCTGCAATGGCTTATCAAGCTATGCAATTGGCAGATGAGATTGTTGATACAGCCAAGGCCAATGACATTGCTGTTGATAGCGTCCTTAAACTACGCAACGCTTTGGCGTTAAGCGGTGGTGAAGCTGAAAATGCGGGAAAGTTTCTTTCTAGTTTTACAGCAACCATTGACAAAGCTGCTGAAGGTTCTTTTGAAACGCAAAAAACTTTTAAGACGCTTGGCGTTTCTTTAAATGATTTGCGGTCAATGAATATTGACCAGTTGTTTACCAAGACTGTTGACAGCTTGGCAAAGATGGATGACCCGTTAACGCGAAACGCCAAAGCAATGGAGTTGTTTGGCAAAGCGGCTAAAGGTGTTGATTTTGTTGCGCTAAATGAGGAACTTAAAACTGGCGCTGGTGTAACAGACGCACAAGCCAAAGCCATTGAAGATGCTGCTGCTGCCTATGACGCATTGGCAAAAGCAGGGCGCGATTTCAGCATCATGCTTGCAACCGAACTTGGGCCAGCACTTAAAACGACTGTTGATTATTTTGGTGGCACGAAAGAAGTGTTGTCTGGTGTCGGTACGGTTTTTAGAACAGTTTTTGAAACTGTGACCGTCTTAGGCAATCGGGTGTATTTGACTTTTAAAAGCATTGCCGATGAAATTGCACACACGTTTGAAAATGCCAAGTTACTTGCTCAATTTGACTTTAAAGGAGCAACAGCAGCCAATGAAGCCTATGCCGCAAGGAACGAAAAAAGAGCACTTGAATTAGCTGAATTTGAGCGCCGAATTTTAGGTGGCGGTGGTGGTCGAGGCGGTGGCGTTAGTGACTTTGATGACCCACGAAGGCTTGATACAAAAAAACCATCAACCGGGCCTTTGCGTACTGTTGTTCCCGGTCTAAGTGCTGAAGATAAAAAGAAGTTGCAAGAAGCTGATGCAATTAAAAAACAACAACAACAATTGGCAATGAAAGGCTTTGCAGAAGAACAACGCCAAATTGAAGAAACTAATCGACTTTTGGCTGAACAACAAACAATGTTTCAGCTAGGCGACCAAGCACAACGCACAAGGCAAAATCTTGCGGAACAAGAAATTAGCCGAGCGCAAGAGATGCTTGAGTTGGTTCACGCTGGTCGTCAGATGCGTGGAGAAGATTTGCAGTTGCTTCAAGAAACTAAAGACATTGAATGGCGGCGCTTGGACGCTCGTAAGGCAATTAACGAAGACGATAAATTGTCCCGTGAAGGCAGAGAAGCCGCGCTGTTGCGTGAAAATGAATTGGCAGAAAAGGCACTTGATCTGGCAAGACAACGCAATCAATTGGCAAAGCAAGTTCGTGAAGGAACTATGTCTGAAGGCTTTTTTGATGCAATGGGTAAATCTGTGCAAAATGCCGCAACTCAATTTGAAGTTGGACAACAAGCATTTCAATCCGTCATTGGAAACATGGATGCGGCTATTGGTAACTTTGTCAGAACAGGCAAGTTGTCGTTTAAAGATTTGGCTCGCAGCATCATTCAAGACATCATTTCAATTCAATTAAAAGCGTCTGCAACAAAATTCCTTGGCGGGTTGTTTAGTATGAATCCTATGACTATGAGTCAAATGGATTTTGTAAATGCAAGCGGAGGTCGAATGTTTGCTGATGGCGGCGACCCACCTGTTGGAAAAGCAAGTATTGTTGGTGAACGTGGCCCAGAAGTGTTTGTTCCAAAAACTGCTGGAACAATCATTCCAAATCATGCTTTAAGCAACATGGGCGGCACAACCAACATAACAAACAACTACATTAACGCCATTGATACAAAATCGTTTGAAGACAGGCTTCTAGGCAGTTCTAATGCGGTTTGGGCAGCCAATATGTATGCCAACAAATCATTGGCATCGAACGGGAGAAGGGCATGAGTTTTCAAACAATTTTTAACATCCAAGAATCTATGGCGGTGAACAACCGTAGGATGGTTGGACAACAAGTTGCAAGGTCTGGGTACATTACTGTGGCTCAGTACCTCACAACCGTTCCTTGGGTCTTTACTGTCATGCCTAACAGTTATTTGTACTACCCTCAAGTGCGAAGCATTATTCAAGCAATTGACAACAAAGATCGCCAGTTGCCTGAAACCATTACTTTTAACAACTCTAATTTGTCTTGGTTCACAAAGTATCAAGGCGATGTTGTTAATCCAATTTTTACTCTGGCTTCAACTCCAACGCCAAACACTCAAGTTTTGTCAATGAACGTGACTGCTGGCGCTGGTTACGCATTTAGGTCTGGTGATTTTTGCATGATTGGTGGCTACACCTATAAAGTCACAGCAGATGTTTTGCGTGGCGCTGGTGTTGCTTCTGTACCAATTCACCGTCCCTTGATTGGTACACCATCATCTGGCGCAACTGTTAGTGTTGGAAATAATTGCACTTTTACTGTTGTTGCAGAGAAGTGTCCAACGTATACTTTGAACCCAATGACAAATGGCGCATTTGTTCAATGGGATAGTGAATTTGTGTTTCGGGAGTACATCACATGACAACAATGGCGGCTCTTAGTGGCCCACAGATTAGACACGCTGAGTTTGTAAAGTTGACTGTTGGTATTGACGAAAATGTCTATACGTTTTGCAACGCAGCAGCACCAATTACTGTCGGCGGCATTACCTTTGCAAACCTTGGCGCATTGCTCAGTGTTGGTGATGTTCAGCGCGATATGCGATCTACCAGCGATGACATGACAATTGCATTGACGGGCATTGATCCTGCAAATATTGGCATCATCCTTGGCAACGACATTAAGGGTTCATTAGTAGAAGTTTGGCGAGGCTTCTTTGATGACAACAATCAAATTATCACTACTCCTACAACGCAGTTTTTTAAGCGTTATCAGGGCATTATTAACAGTGTTGCCATTACTGAAGACTTCAACACCGAAGCTAGAACACGAATTGCTACTTGTTCTATAGCTTGTTCTTCAATGCGGCGTATTTTGGAGAACAGGCTTGGCGGCGTAAAAACAAACGAATCAAGCTGGCAGTTTTTGTATCCTAACGACACAAGCATGAGTCGTGTGGCTACGATTGCCAATACTTATTTTGACTTTGGTAAGAGTCCTCAAAGAAAAACGCAATCAACTGACACAACAACAATAGATGACAATATGTCTGGTGGTGGGGCTTCTGGATGATAAGACTAGCAACAAGATATGACATTCCAAGGTTGTTGGAAATTGTGGAAGCGTATGCCTATGAAAACCCAATTCAAACACTTGGAAAAACAGAACATCACAATCCAAAGCACGTTGAACAATTGTTGTTCAGCATCATCCTTGGAAAAGGTTTTATCTTAATTGACAATCATATGCGTGGCGCTTTGGTTGCGGTTAAGCAAAATAACATTTGGTCGCCCAATGTAAAAGAACTTCATGAGTTGCTTTGGTGGGTCGAACCGGAACACAGGAACGGATCAATTGGTGGTCGCCTTTGGAAAGAATTTGACAAGATAGGGACGGAGATGCTTTCTCGCAAAGATGTTGATTATGTAATCACATCTGTTAGCGCAAAAGGCCCGTTAATTGATTACACAAAGCGTAACTACAAAGCAGTTGGCGCAAGTTTCGTAAAGGAATAGACATGGTTGGAACAATGATCGCCACTGGATTGCTTGGCGCTGCTGCGGCTGGAACTTTTGCTTATGTGGCAACAGCTTTTGTTGTGAACTTTGCTTTGTCTTCAATTGTGTCTCGTGTGTTTGGTCAAGATGAACAAGGCCCACAAGACAGTGGAACAAGAGAGCAAATTCCTCCATCAAACGTAAACGCTATTCCAATTGTGTACGGTGACGCTTATCTTGGCGGCACATTTGTTGATGCGGTGTTATCAACTGAACAACAAACAATGTATTACGTTTTGGCTGTATCTTGCATTAGCCCAAATGGACAATTCTTTTTTGATTTTTCAAATTTTTATTACGGCGATAGGTTAGTTACTTTTCAAGCTGGAGGGTCTTGCAACAGTGTGAAAATTGAAAATGGAGGATCAGGATATTCTGTTGGTGATAATTTGATTGTTTCTGGCGGCTACCCAACAGTTGAGACTATACTTACTGTTACGCAAGTTTCTAGCGGAGTAATTACTGGTGTTTCTATAAATGCTGGTGGCTCTTATGAACTTGGTTATATAGCAATAAATCCAGTTCAAGTGGAAGGTGGAAGCGGTACAGGCGCAACATTTATCCTTGGATACACAACTACTGATAACGCTGTATTGGGATTGACTGATGAAGCTGGAAATATTGACAGAAATATTGCTGGCAAACTTTACATTAACCTTTACAAATCAAATGCTGCTGGCGTTATTACCTCATTAAACGGCAATGCGCCTAATGTTGTAATGGGTGGCTCTGACATTGATGAGGCATTGCGCTGGCCTTCTAGCAATCGTCAGATGAATGGCTTGGCTTTTGCAATCGTTAAGTTAAATTACAACCAAGACGCTGGCACAACAAATTTGTCGCCAATTACGTTTGCTGCCAAGCATTATTTAAATGGAACTGGCGCAGCCAAGCCGGGTGATGTTTGGTATGACTACATTACTAACGTGCAATATGGTGGAGCCGTAGACGCATCTTTTGTAAATGCAAGTTCTGCAACAGCATTAAACGCATATGCAGATCAAACAATTGCATACACGCCCTTTACTGGTGGTTCTGCCACTCAAGCTAGATACCGCATGAATGGTGTTCTTGATGCTGGTCAAACAGTGTTGAGTAACCTTGACAAGATTATGACTTGCTCTGATTCTTGGATGTCGTACAACGCAGCCCTTGGTCAATGGTCTATTGTTATTAACAAAGCTGAAACAACGGCATATGCTTTTGACGATGACAACATTATTGGTGAAGTGCGTGTTAGTGCTACAGACATCACGCAATCGATTAATCAAGTTGAAGCAAAGTTTCCAGATAAAAGTGCGCGGGATCAACCTAACTTTGTCAACATTGCAACACCAATTGGTCTGCGCTATCCAAACGAGCCAGATAACAAATACAGCGTCACATATGATTTGTGCAATGATTCTGTTCAGGCTCAATACCTTGCTAACCGCATTCTTGAGCAATCCCGTGAAGACTTGATTGTTAGCTTTAGCACAACTTATTACGGCATTCAAGTTGATGCTGGCTCTGTGGTTAGCGTTACCAATTCAGACTACGGCTGGAACAATAAATTGTTTCGTGTGGTCAAAGTAAACGAAGCATCTTTGCCTGATGGAAGCCTTGGCGCAAAGTTGGAGATGACAGAATACAGCGCGGCTGTGTACGATGATTTTGACATCACGCAATACACACCTGTTCCAAACAGTGATTTGCCCTCTGTTATTTATTTTAGTCCACTGTCTGCGCCAACAATTACAGCAGACAACTCAGACAGCCCAATTCCTAATTTTGATGTTCAAACCACAACTCCCGCTACTGGTCGTGTAACTTATATTGAGTTGTACTATACATCTGCAGCTATTCCAACTGTAAATGATTGGAACTTGTTGTCAACTGCTGGACGGATTGATGGTGAGCCTATAACACCGGGCAATACCTATACATTTGAAAATCAAGTGTTGCCAACTGGCGCAGATTTGTCGGCAACATATTATTTTTCTTATATCGTAGGAAATCAACTTGCACGTTCAAACAAAAGTCCAACAAGCGCATCTTTTACATGGACTCCAACGGGATCAACAGGGCCAGCGGGTGATTCTGTTGACATTATTTTTCGTAGGTCAGCAACACAACCAGCAACACCAGCACCATCTGTTGGAACGCCAGCATTGTGGTATTCGGATGTAAATTCTGTCCCTGCTGGCTCTGACCCGATTTGGTCTTCTGTAGGAACGAATACAGGAACTGGCACTAATTATGTTTGGCAAACGCCTCTTTTAATTGAAGGTCAAAACGGTACTGATGGTTTATCAATTGCAGAAGTTTTAATTTACATTCGTTCAGCAAGTGCGCCATCAACACCCACTGGCGGCAGCTATAACTTCACTACACAAACATTGACTGCCCCTTCTGGATGGAGTTCTGGAATTCCAGCAGGGACAAATCCTGTTTATACCTCAAGGGCTGTTGCTTCTATTCAAGGCATTACGGGTACAGACTCGGCACTTACTTGGTCTAGCCCTGTTCTTTCAATTCAAAACGGAACTGCGGGAGAGGATGGAAATTCATCACGCATTTGCTACACAAAAACTACTTTGACTTCTCTGGCATCAACGCCAACAACTATTACAACAACGGGATCGTCTTCTTATCCACCAAACAATTCATGGGGTACAGGTACTGTTTGGGGCGCTACTTCTCCAACAATTGTTGCAGGGGAATCTGTTTATCAATCTGATGGCGTTTATTCTCCAACAACCAATGAAACAGTATGGAATGTTCCATATTTGTCAACTTTGAAAGTTGGTTCATTATCTGCTATTAGTGCAAATCTTGGAACAATTACAACAGGTCAAATTACAAACACAAGCTACAACACAACAATGGAATTGGGCAGTGTTGCGGGAAGTTCATCTTCAGGCGCTACATTGTATTTTGAGCGAACAGGTTCAGCATCTTCTGCGCTTGGCCCAATCATTTATGGAAATGACATATCAACATCTAAGACTTCTTATTCGTATGCTTTTTCCTCTAATGTAGGGGATACATTTATTGTTTATTCAAATGGTGTTGGTGGCAGTTATAACGGAACATTTCAAGTTCCATCAAATAGCACAACATTTACAAACTTGGCTGTATTGGGTGGCACAACAGGGCCGGGATTATCAGTTAGCCAACAAAAGTACAACGGAACTTCTGGTAATCCAGTAAACCCTGCTGGTAACTTTACTGCTCTTGATGCTAGTTCTAATGTTGCAGCAAATATTAAATTAGCATCTGGTACTGGTTATGCTTATTACATTGCTGTTGGCGTTGCTGGCCCGTTTACGGGTGCTCACGATGGCTTAATCGAAAAAACAGAAACCATTGTTCAAGGCGACATTGTTGTTGATGGTGTTTTGGTACGAAAAGCCAGCATCAACGATACGTTATATGTGGTAACAAAATCAACAGCAGCAAACCAGTGTGCTTTGGGTGTATTTAACAATTCTGGCCCAATGGTGGCGGCATCACCTCCAGCGGGTTTAGTTGATGGATACGAAAGTGTTTTGGATGATCTTGGCGCAACTCAATACATTCCAATACCCGCACCAGAATTTTATGTTTATGAGCCAACGCACTTCACATCAACTGTTAACTCAATTGGCGAGGGTCAAATCAACGTCTGCGGTGAAAATGGCGACATTGCTGCTGGCGATTTAATCGTCACCTCTAACACTCCCGGCAAAGGAATGAAGCAATCTGATGACTTGATTCATTCTTACACAGTAGCAAAAGCAAGAGAGCCAGCAACTTTTTCTAGCCCTACTGAAGTTAAAATGATTGCTTGCATTTATGTAAGTGGTTAAAATCCATAAAAGACAAGACAACCGTACCCCTGTGAGTACATAGGGGGCGTTACAACCTGAGTACAGGGAACTGTCATGCCAGTC